GTCCATTAGAGAACTTGAAATCTTTGGTAATATTTTTAGAACCCAGTTTTGCACTGTTTGCAATACCATTGGTTGAAGATAGATTACCAGATACAATTTCACCGTTTTGGAAAGTTGAACTATTCAAGTAGATGAAATATACTTTAGTATCTGTAAACTTCTCAATGTATATTGCCTTGGCACCACTAGTTTGACCAGAGAGTGTCTCACCAACAATCAAATCGTTAGTTGTCCCACTAACACCATCCATCTGAGATAGTGTCATATATGGTGCAGTAGGTTCTCCTACATCGTCAGATTGGAATACACCATAAATTTTAGTTACATCAGGAGTATTCAGACAAATAACTTCGTCTTGTACTCTTGTACCAAAGGGGTAATTTCCAGAAACTAGTCCATCTTGTAGAGTTGTAGAACCAATACCAGAAGCAGATGAACTTGACTTGTCAATAATAATACTATTAGAAACAGAATTCAGTTTAGTTTTAGATGTGACGTTATTCTTCTGAATCGTAGTTATGAGTTTGGTGTTAACATCATCAGCACCTAGACCAGTAATTTGAACAGACTTGAAAGAATTGGTAAATACAAACCTATCTTCAGTAAGTACTTCAGTCTGACCATTTGATCTGATTAGAGTATATCTTTCCTCATCGAAAGGTAAGAATGACTCATTATCTCCCGCATTAATTACAGGAGTAGAGTTAGTCGTAATATTTGTATTATACTGTCTTCTAATAACAATCTCAGAATCAATCAGATCTACAGATGCAACATTAGTTTTTGGGAATGCACTGTATAGTGATTCATTATCAGTAATATTACCAGAACCAGTATTACGTTGAGCTCTGGTACTGATTATTTGTACATTTGAAACTGTTTCAGTTCCTGAAGGAAGACCACCATCACAGATACCCGTAACTGTTGTTACACCACTAACTGTAATATTGGTTCTACCAACTCCTGTTACTCTTGCAAATGTTGCAGTATCAAGATTAGTTCTAGAGAACCTTACAAGGTTACCGACAGTGACAATACCAACGAAAGAGAAACCGGGATCTACTGGAATTGAAATTCTTGAAGAATTTGCAATCTGAGGTGAACAAGTTGCGTTACCAATATCATAAACCGGAGTTTGAATAATATCTGCAGTAAATGTGTTACCAGTTCCTACAATACCAAATACTGACTTAGTATCTGAGAGTGAAAAATTAGTTGACTCAGTAACGAATCTTGCATCATCAAGTGTTCCATTGAATAGGAGTCTCTCACCTTTAAAGAAATCACCTTCAACACTATATGCAGTGATTGCAATTCCTGCACTTACGGAATACTTAAGGAACCCTGTTGCACCACTTGATTCTCCTTTAATATATGTGGAGGTGTTAAGTGTTACTGGTTCGTTAACAGTAATGTCTGTATATGTTTGAACATCAAATAGAGACAGGTCCCAAACATTCAGGTTCGGGAAGTTTGTATCATAAGAACCAGACTCAAGTGCAAAGTCGTAGATTCTTGCAATACCAATTTCTTTACCTGGTGCAGTTTCTTGATTTGAACCAACTCTTCGACTTCTAAGACTCAAAGTGTTTGTGGTATTGATACCAATAGATGGAGATCCATAGACTCTATTGAGTGCTATGGTCGGTCCAAACCCAAAGTTAATACCTTGATTTTTTAATTGTTTAGTTGCTCTTGGTTTTGCAAAGTCAATTAATGAGGGTACTATAGTTTCTACTTCGTAACCCCTGACATATGCCTTACCCGGAGAAATCTTATAGACTCCAATATTATCGTCGGGGGTATTTCCAGACTGAGTGGTTTGTCCAGGATTGTATATTCCTCTGTTTCCTTCTTCGTTGTTCAGACTGTTTTTTACAGTAGTAACAAATTCTTTCACATAATAATGACCAGATTCGTCAAAAGTTCTTCTTGCGAACTCGTCACCTATAAAGTTGTATTCAGTATTTCTATTGATTACTCTCAGAATACCATTACTAACTTCTGAAAGTTGAACAAAGTTACTTTCATCAAAATTGTCGAGAGGTTTTTTAGCTAATACTGGGGTTATCTTAAGTCTATCTGCACCTGGTGCCGTATAATTATTAAATCCTTGTGCATTATCATTCAACGATGGATCAACATCAGAAGAAATAATCTCTTCAATAATATCAAGACCAACTCTGTAAGATGGAGTATTACTATACTGGTCAAGAATTAGAGTCTGAGTTGCAACATCAACAAAATAACCTCTCAAGAAATAAATTCCTTGCGAAAGATTGAAAGACGAACCAATGACAGGAGCGTTTTGAGGAATTGTGGAACAAAATCCTTCACCAGATACAATGAAAGTTGATGCATAATTAATATTTGTACTCGTGGTTAAAACTTCACCACTTATAAAAGTACTTACATCTTCTTCAGAAGATGAGTTCTCATAGTTAACGTATAGTGTATAAGTTCCTCTATCCGATTCGTCATCCGTAATATAAGTTACAACACGTGCAGTTACATTCGACGATTGTCCAGTGATAATCGTCCCAACCAGTTGTTCTAGATATATACCTACAGGTATACCAAGAAACTCGGGCTCAATCTGAATTCCATAAAAGTTTTTGACATAAGTCAAGTCACCAGGAATAACCTTAGCACCTTCTTTGAAGAAATGGTTACCCATATCTTCAACTTGATTCTGAAGAATTGACTGCAGACCAGTTAGTTCTCTAGCCTGAACTGGATAGCCAGGTTTAAAAAGAATCTTATAATAATTTTGTTTAGGATCAAAGTCGTCAAAATAAGGAGCGACGTTTAGATTAGTTTCCTGTGGCATATCTCTTAGAATTGCAAGATAACTTTAACATCTTCTTTCTGAGAAGAGGATCGGGTAACAGAAGGTCTATTATCAACATAGATGATATCGCCAGAATATTTTTGTGATTCTGGGTTCGATACTCCTTTCGTGAATTCCTGACCCAAGTAGTATGTCCTACTATTTATTGCCGTAGAAACGCCAGTAAAGTCGGTATCAATATTTAATGTATTACCTGAAGTAGGAATAATACTGATACTACCACCATTGGTTGGAGACGCAGTAAATTCTAATTGATTAAATCCATAGACTGGAACAGTGTTTTTTGTTCCATCAGTATTAAAACCAGCAGTTCTTCTATCTTGCCAGTACTTTAGAACACCAGTTTGATTGTCATAAGAAACAACTTTTCCAACCGCAGTAGAGCCAAGACCAACAGTTTGAGTTACGAAGGAGTCTGCAGTGAATACTGCTTCACTATAACCAGTACCTACCAATTTAAGTGCATATAGTGCACTTGCTTTATCTTTGGTAAGATTTGATGAAGAACTGTGGTTTGTTGGATTTTTTACAATCCCTACTCGGGCAAATTGGTTTCCAGTAATAAAGTCAGGGTTTTGAGTATCATTTTCAAATCTTGCATAAGATAGAACATTATATGCACCCAGTTCAGAGTAAATATCAGCACCATGACCTCCGGGAGGAGGAATGATTACATCAAAAATCGGTGCAATTGTTCCATTTGGTACACCACCACTCTTCAGGTCTAATGTACCAAAAGTATAACCATGACCACCCCTAGAAACGGTGACAGATTCTACCTTTGCGTCATTGTTAATAACAACCGTGGCTTCTGCTCCTCTACCATTACCTAGAATAGGTACTCTGGTGTAAGTAACATTTGCAGTTCCAATACCAACACCACGATTTCTAATCGTTACAATCTTGATTTGACCACTGTTTGTAGCATTCTCCTTTACCGGAGCATAAGATGCATTAGTATTCCAATCAGTTGGTACTGCTATATAACTTGTAGAATCAAATTTGATAATTTGATTTGGTTTGATGGTATAAAGATACTTCCAGATATAACCATCACCACTACTACCAGCCTCTCTAGGCTCTAGGTCAGTGAAGTTTGGCTCATCCAGTGATGGACCACCTCTGTAACTATTCTCTGGATTTGCATTATTGAACAGACAAATATAAACTTTATACTCACTATTCATTACATAGAAATTTGAGTCATAAATGTCGTATGAATTAGAAGGAAGAGATGGGTTGTCCCTTGTAATATCATTTCTCCACATGTCATATGTGGTTCCAGATTGCCATATGATTTTTCTAACAACCTGGCTTACATCAGTAGAGTTGATTCTCTTAAGAGCCAACATCGTATCCCAATAATCATTAGATTGGTCTAAACTATCCTTAGGTGCTGGGGGGTTTGAATCCCAGTCACTTTGGAAGTCCGCAGGGTCTGGTAAACCAATCCATGCGTAATAAGAATTAGAAGAATTCTGGACATCATCCACAAAATTCTTCGCATTCAGAATACGTAATTGATCTGTAATTATCGCAGCCATTTTTACCGGACTTTTTTTTTATTTAGACTGTAAACAGGTCGGGATATATCACAACAGTTCCACCCATACCCGCATGAGAAGTGCATTGATAGTACAATGAGTTTGGTGCATCAAATGGGACATCAAATCTAAGTGTTCCATTTGAAACCGCATTATTGGTAACACCTGTCGAGAATGCAGAACCACCATTCGATGAACGAATCTCAAATGGATGTGCACCCATGTTATTTACAAACTCATATGATTGACCTCTTGCAAGGTATATTACCGGATCAGCCGTAGCAGTTAAACCACCAGGACCAGTGAATTGATAGTGGGTACTACCATCTGCACCAAGATTCCATTTACCTGAAGTGATATTGGATGCATCCCCATAATATGTTGCGCTGGTCACAACACCGAGAGTAGAGATACCAGATACAACCAAGGAATTAGTACTTACATTTGTCGTACCTACACCTACACCACCAGATGATGCAATAGTAACAATACCTGTTGGACCACCAGTAAGTGTAATATTAGCACCAGCAATAATGGATGTAACGACACCAGTCATTACTGAACCATCTGCACCAGTCAGAGATGTGACAACTCCTGTCATACCAGAACC